GGAGGAATCAACTGAGTCTGGTACACCTTTAAGTGGATCAGGATCTGCATCTGTATTGTGTTATTACACAGTAGGACCAGCACAACAAGTTGGTGGCTTTGGTTGGGGTACAGGACTATGGAGTGGTACGGTAGCTGGACCAGCAACAACTACATTAGCTTCTACTATTAACGACACAGTAACTGATATACCTCTAACTGACACATCTCAATTTCCTGCTACAGGTGAAATTAGAATTGGCTCAGAAGATATTAGTTATACAAATAATAATACAACTACAAATATATTAAGCGGTGGTGCAAGAGAAGTTAACGGCACTACCAAAGCTGGCCACAGTTCTGGTGTAACAGTTACAAATATTTCTGATTTTGTGGCATGGGGCGAAGCCTCATCTGCTGACTTTACAATTGACCCAGGCTTATGGGTATTAGATAACTATGGCACAAAACTTATTGCGTTAATTTATAATGGCAGATGTTTTGAGTGGGATGCAGCTGCTACTAATGCAACGTCAACACGAGCAACTATAATAGCAAACGCACCGACAGCATCAAGGCATGTGTTAGTATCTACACCGGATCGACACTTAGTATTCTTTGGAACAGAAACGACCGTAGGCAGTCAGTCATCACAAGACGCTATGTTTATTAGATTCTCTGACCAAGAGAATATTGACGGCACAGATGCATATACCGTAACTGCAGAGAACACCGCAGGTACACAAAGGCTTGCCGCAGGTTCTAAAATTATGGGAGCCATACGAGGTAGGGATGCAATTTATGTTTGGACCGATACCGCATTATTTTTAATGACCTTTGTAGGTGCACCATTTACTTTCTCATTTCAACAGATAGGTAGTAACTGTGGACTAATAGGTAAGAATGCATGCGTAGAGGTAGATGGTACAGCTTTTTGGATGTCAGAAAATGGTTTCTTTAAATACGATGGTCAACTAGAATCTATGGACTGTTTAGTAGAAGACTTTGTTTATGACAATCTAAACTCTACACCTAGAGATTTAATTAACGTAGGACTAAACAACTTGTTTGGTGAAGTTATATGGTTCTATCCATCAGGTACTTCTTTAGCTATAAACAATATGGTGTCTTATAATTACATCGAATCTTATAGTAGAGCTAGCCCTAAACAAGCTATCTGGACAACAGGAACTTTATCAAGAACTGCATGGGCTGATTCTGCTGTGTTTGCAAAACCACACGCAACAGAATACGATCCCGATGGCACAGCCTCTGATGTAATAGGTAATACAGATGGTTGTTCTATATACTATGAACATGAAACAGGAACTGATCAAGTAAAAGCAGGAGGAGTTGTTACAGCTATTCTAGCAGAAATTACATCTGGAGATTTTGATATTACACAAAAAAGAACGGCACAAGGACAAACTATTGGTATGCCGGATCTTAGAGGTGATGGAGAATTTTTAATGAAGATAAGAAGAATTATACCAGACTTTATATCTCAAACAGGTAATACCACAATTACCCTATTATTAAGAGACTATCCTAATAATGCAGCAGCCAGCTCATCACTAGGGCCCTTTACAGTAACGAACACGACTGATAAGGTAGATACTAGAGCAAGAGCGAGAGCAATTGCTCTAAAGATATCTAACACGGCAGCCTCACAAGACTGGAAGTTAGGTACATTTAGATTAGATATACAACCGGACGGTAGAAGATAATGGCGTACATAGGTGTAGATAAAGAACGTTATGATGCTGGTAATAGATTTTTAAGTCAAGATAGATATCTTGCTAACTATAATCCAAGAGATGCTATAACTTTTAACGTATCACCCAATATGAACACAGGTATTATGGGTCCTGGTATATTTCCTTATCCTATCATACCTCAAGAAGGTGGTGATGGTGGTGGCATGATAGATCCTAATAGAAATTCAAAATTTGATTATGAGTTTGAAGCTTTAGGTGATTTATATAACAAAGATAATGTTCCTTTAACCGACGAAGAACGAGAGACACTTAATGCACAAAAAAATAAAGACAGATTAGCAATGGCAGCGCAACTTGGTTTGTTTGCTTTAAACCCTTTTGGATATGCAGTTCGTCAAATAACTAAACCTTATACTGATCCAATTTTTGATAAAATACAAGGTAAATTTACAGGAGGTGACGGCGGAGGATTTGACCAAGATGCATATGATGCAGGTAAAGCATCAGCTGCTGCACAAGAAGCAGCTAACAGAGATGCAGCTAGAGGTGGTGGAGACAGCGGCGGCGGATCGACAGCATCAACAGCTGGCGCAGACACAAGTAGGAGCGATGATAGTTGGAGTTCAAGTCCTTTTCAATATGGTGGTCGAGTAGGTTATTCTAACGGTTATAGTGTTCAAGATGATATGACAGACTATGCAGAAAATGTAGGTAAAGAAGCAAGTCCTGGTGGTGGTTTTGAAGATAGTGGTAGCGATGGTAATAATCCCCCTCCTCCTTCTTATTCAACTAATGAACCACCAAGTAATTTAAATTTTAATTTAGTAGAAAATATAGACCCTGCTTTTAGTTATGCTAGTAGATTTGGAACACTAGGTGGTATACTTAATACAACAAGAACAATACAAGAAGAAGAACCTGTAGGTTCTTTAGGTTATTACGATCCATCAGGAAATTTTGGAATAGGTTTCGACACGGACAAAGGCATCGTAGGTGCTGCTAATCTAGGCAATCTTAATTTAGGATATACCGGAGTAGGAGGACCTACACTTAATTATATGGGTGGTTTTGCTAATGACGCTGGTCGTTTTGGTGTTAACTATAATAGAGATACAGGACTTAATTTAGGTGTAAGCTATAACAAAAAATTTAATAGTGGTGGTATTGTGGGGATGTATAGATAATGGCAAAGATAGTACAATCACTAACTAGAGCCAGTAAAGAATACGATCAAAGTACATTTCAATCTTTAGTTAGAGATTTAGATAACGTAATTAATAAACTTAACTCTACATTCCAAGATGAAATTAAACAGGAGATAGAAGCTAAAGCTTTCTTTTTAGAATAATGGCAACAGTAAACTTATTTAAATTTTTTGGCGTAGATAACGTTACATCAACAGATCCACAGACTATGTTTGGTACAACAGATAGTGTGCAAAACCCATTAGTTAATGAGACATATATTGTTAAGTCTTTAAAAGTTACATCAGCAGGCACGCCTACAGTAACAGTCACTAACAACAGTATTACTACAATTAAAACAGCTGCTCTGACAGCTAACCAAACAGAAGAATTACTAACCGTTCCTTTGGTAGTAGAGGGCGGTAAGGTTCTAACAGTTGCATCGAGCAGTGCAGACTCTTTTGATGTAGCTATTAGTTATTTAAACATAAGGAAGGATAAGGTAGATTAATGGATGATATACCAGTAATAGATGCAGTAAAGACTATAAGTCAATATAGACACAAGAAAACAGGGGCTATTTATAAGACAAAAGAAGAGTGGGAGAAGCTTGGAATACCTAAAGAAGACATAGCGCAGGATCTAACAGTTATCATGCCTCCGCTTGATTTGTTAGGAAAAACAAGTTAAAACGATTATTTGAGGTTAAATTATGGCAATATCTAACATGCAACAAGCACGACAATTACGAGCAGGTGGCGGAATTATGGCACTAAGAGAGCCCAGACAAGGCTATTTTCTAGGTAAAGCTGTAAAGAAAATTGGCCGTGGTTTAAAAAAAGTTATTAAAAGTCCTTTAGGTAAAGCTGCTCTTATAGGTGGCGCTGCGTATGGATTAGGTGGTGCTAGATTTTTAGGTGGCGACGGCATATTAAAAGGTGGTCAAGGTTTAAAACGTTTTGGCAATGTTTTAAATTTGTTTAGAGCTAGTGGTAAAGGCGGTGCTGCTGAAGGCAAGAGAGGAGCATTAGCTGGTCTTTTTTATGACGATAAAGGTAAATTTAGTGCAGGTAGAGCAGCGTTAACAGGTTTAGGTACACTAGCATTTGCTGCGCCTTATTTTCAAAAACCTGAAGAAGAAGTAGAAGAAGAGTCATTTTCAATTACACCTGGTTCAATTGCAGACATAAGATATCAAGCAAGAATGAGAGATCCAAGTTTAGCTTTCATGCCCCAAGCAAGATATGTACAACCTAATTTTTATTTAGCCAAAGGTGGTATGGTAAACTTAGCTAATGGTGGTGGTGCAGGAGAACAACAAATGCTGCAAATGCTACAAGCAGAGTATGCAAAGTATAGACAACAAGGTGGCACAATGCCTTTTAAACAATTTGCACAAATGATTATGCAACAACAGCCAACACAAATGGCAGCTAACGGTGGTAGAATAGGTTTTCTTAATGGTGGACTTTCTACATACGAGATAATTTCATTAAAAAATTTAGGTTATGACACTAAAGGCGGCACAGTTCTTAAACCTTTTGGTGGTGTAAAAGTATTAAAAGATATTTTAAGAGTAAATAACATGGCAGAAGGTGGTAGAATAGGTTATGCAAATGCAGGACCTGTAGTAGACCACTT